CCAGGGTCCATCCGGACGGAGTCCCTCTTCCACACTCCATACAGAATCTCTGTCCCACCACTTACGGGCGGTTAAGAGATGCTTCCAAAGAGTTGCCTCCTCATATCCGATGATGTGAGAAAGCAACTCTTGGTACAGGTGCACTGGCATCCGGTCAGTCGCAGCAGACAAGTCATATGAGTAAACGGTGAATTCCTCACCATGCTCACCCAACCTTAAGAGGATCGAATCTTTAAGGCGGGTTACACAGGCTTCCTGGTCAAAGGTTCCATCTTGAGGGATCATCCGCAGGGTGTCAAAAACTAGATTATGGACGGGCTTCATAAGAAGTTGCGTCCAGTAATCAGTGATTGCCACAATACGGACTTTCCCGGCAGGCTCCTCAATACGATGGAGTCTGCTAAGCCAAGATGTTACCCCAGACAGCGCAGTCCATGAGGGATAAAGCATCCAATGGACGAAGGCAAAGAACCTAATTTGTATCTTGAACCAGATTCTGTACCTCCGACCATAGACTGCACCAGCGTACTCCTCCTGGAATAAACGGATAGTCTGGTGGACACCAGAGACCAGCGAGGCTGCATCTCTGATGGCACTCACACTACCCATCATCCCATGAGGACCTACACTGGTACTTAACCACAGTCGGGGTCTTTTAAGCTTCCCTATCTGCAGATGGCTAAGAAAACGTCCCACGGTGTCCGAGAACCCCATGAGGTGATCACTCTCTCCAGAGTAACCACTCGTGATGGTCTCGATCTTGACTTTAGGAGGGACAAGAAGTCCCCGATAAAGCCCGAGAAGTGTCAAGGTGAGCATTATACCCACCCTGTCACCACCGCGGATCCGTTTTCTAAGGTCCGCCGGCAAGAAAGAAGGTAAACCCTTTCTTAGACCGACGAACGGCGGACTAATGGTATTACGAAGGACCTCACCGGAACAAAAGTGCTCAACCACCCTCTTGCACTCTTTCAAGTACAAGACTGTGAATTCAGCACCGTTGTGACGGTAGAGGGAGCGTATTGACCGACTGAGGTCGGACAATGCGCCCACACCAAAAAGGAGCACCAAGAAGTCAGTTAACTTCTTGATGCCTCCTCCGGTAGTTAACCAGTTGTTTACTTGATTTAACATGATTGTTAGATTAAGAGCAATTTGTCACTCCCTCGAGTGACTTAATGGTTACTGCTGTGGAAAGCGTTCCACTGTTATAAGGGCGACATCCCTTACGCAGGCCACCAAGCCAC